ATCTGCTAGAACTAGAGAAGCCATCTTCTTGCCAGCCTTAGTTACTCTAGGCTTAAATGATACTACAAATAGTTCATCATCTTTGTATGGCAACTGACGGAAGTTAAGAATCTTAATCAATCCAGATGGATTACCTTTAATCTCGTCTGCTGGAATTGCTGTGACAATTCTATTATCACTTGCCAAAACAATATATGTTCTACCTGCCTCAATAGTTGTATTCTCGTCATCAAAAATTCCAGTGCTACCAGTTCTGTCTAGCAGTTCCACCCTTGACCAGCCCTTGCCACGCTTGATATTCTTAATCATACCCATCAAAATATATGCACCCTTTTCTTCATATTCTTCCACATCATTAATGAATGCGTGGTAGTGTTGTGGAATAGATGTATTAAATTCTGGTAGGTTAAGATACTCATAAAGGTTTTCACGAACTTCTTCATCGTTTCTAGGTTGGTCAGTAAATGTTGCGGCACCCACAAGGCGTAGAGCCTGTAATGCACGACTGTTAACACCATTACCTTTGCCAAATGTAAACTCTTCTAGTTCTTTGTAAGAACCAAATGGTCTGGCAGCAATATACTTATTAGCAATGTTGTCACTAATAAACTTGATAGATGATAGTCCAAACCTAATACCCTTACCCTCGATTTTAAAGTCAACATCTGATTCGTTGATATGTGGCAAACGAACAGGGATACCCATACGTTTTGCTTCAATCAAGTATTCAGTACGAGCATCTTTATCACTTTCATTTTTGAGCAATGAATACATGAATTCGATTGGATAGTAATACTTTAGCCATGCAGTCCAGTAAGAAACAGTTGAGTAAGCAACAGCGTGAGACTTGTTGAAAGAGTATCCAGCGTGTGCTTCAAAGTCTGTCCACAATTCTTCGGAAGCAATAGGTGTAAGGAAACGAGAAGCACCCTTTACAAAGCGTTCCTTGAATACATCGAACTCACGAGCATCTTTCTTTTTACCGATAATCTTACGAACTTTATCTGCTTCTGCCATTGTCATGCCACCAAGTTCCACACAGGCAAGCATAACTTGTTCCTGATACAAAATACATCCATAGGTTTCTTGTGTGAATGCTTTTAGGACTTGATGCTTATAATCAATATTTTGCTTACCATGTTTACGAGCAACATAGTCTTTACCAATTGTGTTCATGGCACCTGGACGAACCAAAGCGTTAGAAGCAGCAAGTTCTGCAAAATTTTTAATACCCATCTTAACAAGCAGATTGGTATATGGTGTTGCTTCACATTGGAATACGCCCTTGGTATATCCATCTGAAAGCATACGATAAACATTTGCATCTTCCATATTTAGTTTATACAAATCAACATTAGTTCCAGAACGTTCCTTGATAATGGCAAGTGTATCCTGAATAACAGATAGGGTCTTTAGACCCAGAGCATCAATCTTAATCAGACCAATGCGTTCTGCTTCTTCCATGTCTACTGCTACTACTGGAATACGTTCCTTGCTACCTGGAGTTGTTCTAGTCTCTAATGGTGCATACTTAAAAATAGGCTCTTTAGCAGTAACCACACCAGCAGCGTGAATACCAGTACCACGAATACGACCACGAAGTTGCTCACCATAGAGTTCAATCTCTGGATATTTCTCACGGAACTCCTGAGTAGACTTAGCCCTTAAGTAATCATCCCAGTCATCAACAAGTTTAAGAACCTTGTTCACATCTGCTAGTGGAATATTTAGCACACGAGCAATATCTCTAATCATACCTTTGCCCTTGAACTCAAGGAACGTGGCAATGGAAGCAACGTGTCTATACTGTCTAACTAGATAGTCTTTAACATCTTCACGTCTTGAATCTTGAATATCAGTGTCGATATCTGGAAAGTCATTACGTTCTGGATTAATAAAACGGAAGAACAGAAGACCATGCTCAATAGGGTCAATGTCAGTAATGCCTAGTGCATAACAGACTAGAGAACCAGCAGATGAACCACGACCAGGACCAACCATAATGCCTTCTTTCTTAGCCCAGTTAATCATGTTACGGACAACTAGGAAGTAAGGAGCAAAGTTTTTATCTTTAATGATTTGAAGTTCTTCTTCAGCCCTAACATGATATGCAGGGTCAGCACCAACACCACGAGCAGTCAGTCCTTCCATAGCAAGTTCATAAAGTTCTTGGTCTGGATTCTGGTATTGTGCAGGTAGTAGGTCTAGATGGTCTTTGATATTATAATCTTCAACCTTATTCATAATCTCAATAGTGTTGTCATACATATCTTGTCTTACGATACCCTGGGCTTCCATAGACTTGTGCATCTCTTCATCAGATAGCAGGTGAATCTCGTAGTCTCTAAAAGTAATCTGGCGGTCAGCACCGTATAGATAGTCCAACTTATCCATAAGATTATCGTAGTCTTGACTACCAGCAAAAGTAGCATCTTTCTCAACCTTATTAGAGTAAGTATTTAGGATAAGTTTAAGTTCCTGAATCTCACGCTGTTCTGGACCTGCATGGTGACAGTCTGGAGTAACGATAGGTTTGATACCAAACTCATCTGCAAGAGCAAGAATAGTTTTGTTAATCTCTGCTGGATTGTGTGGCATAACTTCGATGTAGTAGTCATCGCCAAATGTTTTCTTAGCCCATTGTAAATGTTCTTTTGCAGCAGCAAGGTCATCTGCTTCAATTGCTTTAGCAAGGAAACCAGATAAACACCCAGAAGTAATAATAAGTCCTTCTTTATATTTTTCTAAAGATTCCCAGTCCATACGAGGCTTCTTGTAGAAGCCCTCGGTCCAAGCAATCTCATTTAATTTGTTTAGATTCTCAAGACCTTTTTCATTTTTTGCAACAATAATTAAATGATTGTATACAGGATTTAAAGGTGTGTCTTCACGTTCTATTTTATCTCTCTGGTCAAAGCGGTCTTGTGCAATATATCCTTCAACACCAAGAATTGGCTTAATACCTTTTTCAATAGCGGTACGATACATTTCACGATGTCCAGATAGCGAACCGTGGTCTGTGATTGCGATGGCTGGCATTCCAATTTCAATTGCCCTGTCTACATATTCTTGTGGTGTTGCTATTCCATCAAATAGCGAGTAGTGAGTGTGAACGTGCAGTCCAACATAACTCATATAAAATTTTCCTTAAAGTTTAGAGCAATGAGGGCAGAGAGCAAATCGTCTACCCCCATCACGATTAATTGATTACCAGTCAGTGTTGCTGGATGTTAGAGATGGAGCATCAAAACCGAAGTAGAAATTCTCCTGCTCTGCATAAGCCACTTCACGAACAACCTTTTCAAGATTGAATGGCTCAATGCCATCGAACTTGAATGGTTCTGTGTCAGGCTTAGTTGGAAGCAATGTGTAGTTGGTTTCAGTTCCCTGACCATTACGCTTAATCTTCCACTCTAGGTTCGAGATTGAGCCAGTCTCAATTGCATACTCACGCAGATTTCCGAAAGCAGACTGCTTTGAGATACCTTGTGACCAAACAGCCACATAAGGTGCTTCAGTACCATCATCAATGATGACGTTACCATACCAGCGAAGACGTGAACGCCATCCGCTCTTAGGTTCTTTACGACCCATTTCACAACCATAGCAACGACCCTCAGAATCGATTGTACAGACTGCTTTACGCTTGTAATCCTTTGGATTAGTGTGTTCTGCGATTACCACAGATAGACCACGACTTTCATCGTAGTTTGCTGAATCTGTATCAAGTTCTTCAATAAAGCGAACTCTTGCAGATTGTCCGTCAGCCAGTTTTACCCAGCGAACTTTTTGACCATTGTTTTCATATTTTGGCTTATCCATTAATGCACCGATATCTTTTAGCCCTTTAATTACGCTCATAATTTCTCCTTATGTTTTCTTAGCGGTATACTAGTTTAGCATACTAGCAATAGTTTTGTCAAACGATTCGTCAATATTTTTTATTGCTTCATCAGACATATCGCCAATATCCTTATATTGTTTATCTATTTTAATAACAGTAACACGAGAGCCAAGACGTTCAACTATCTTATCTTTCATATTACCGCCAGCCTCGTCATTATCAGCAATGACAATAATGTTATTGAAGTATTTTCCGAGTAGGTCTGTTTGAAAATTGGATACGTTTGCACCCAATGTTGCTACCGCTGGAAAACCACACTGGTCTAAACGGATAGCATCGAATGATGATTCAACTACATAGACTTTTCCAGCAGTCTTGACACGATGTAAGTTGAATAAAGTTTTTGCTTTTGGAAGTCCTGGAGTATTTTTAAACTCTTTGCCTTCGATTGAACGACCAACAAAGCCAACAGGAATTCCATCTGGTGAATGGACAGGTATAGTTACCATATCCTGTTTCTCAGAAAAACCAAGCAAAAACTTCTTTATAGATGTTTCACTAATTAATCTACCATCATAATATCTTGTTGCTCTTGGTGCTTCCAATGCTTGCTGGTTTAATCTTTTAATCTGCAACTCGTCATAATGAACATAGTCTGGTTTCTCTACAAGCGTTTGATTAATTTGATATGACAAATCAATTTCAGTTTCTTTAGACTTGATGTAACGGACAGATTCAAAATAAGTGCGACCAGATGTATGCATAATTAATGATGGTAGGTCACAAACGTGATGACAGGAAAAGCAAAAGAATAGACCAGAACTTTTATCTACTTCACCAGCAGGTGAGCGATAGTTATTGTGGAAAGGACAAAATATAATGTAATCAGAATCTACTTCCGATTCGATTGTGATGCCTGACCCTGCGACAACTCGCTTAATTTGCTCTTTTGAGTAGGAACCATTTGTGTTCCGTCTATTCCTATTATCCATAATGCTTTATTCTTTCCTATGTATGTACCATATACTGTTAATGTAAATTCGTAGTAATCTTTTTCGTTATTATATTTTATCGTAAACTGTGGGTCTATGTCAAGTCTTGGCACATACCCCAATTCACACATCTCAAGTCCTTTGAGTCTCACAAGTTCTAAACGAAGTCTACCAATTGCGGCATCATTCTTAATGATTCCGTCAAACGTAAAGTTCTTAATAGGTCTGTGATATATATTCTCCACACTCTATTATAACTAGTTATCTTCAAAATCCTTATAACGATAGTAACCTTTGTCAAAATCAACTTGAACCAAGAACTCTCCCATAAAACCATTACGGTTTTTTCGGAATACACATTCTAGGATATCAGAGTTGGTAGCACGACCAAGAGCAAGCACCCAGTCAGCATCGTAAGCAATCTGACGTGACCAAGCAGTTTGACCAAGAGTAGGAACTGTATCTAACTTAGTAACGTCATCTGGTGTAGCAGAAGAGATAGCAATAATAGGAATCTCTTCACCAATAGACATCAACTTAAGTTCACGAGAAAGGTTCTTCATACGAACAGTTTCATTATCTGATTTTTGATTTGGAGACATCAACTGTAAATAGTCAACAATAACTAGGTCAGGTTTATATTGGTCAATCTTACCACGAATAACTGATGGGGTTACTTCACCACCGTTGTCATTAGAAATAATATGAAACTCTGGTTTACCAGTAAGTTCTTTTGCATGCCAGCGTTTCAAATCTGCAATCTCAACTTGACCATTACTTAGTTTACGATGTGACCAAAGACCCTCGCCCATGATAGCAAACACACGGTTACGAACTTCTGTCTCAGACATTTCAAGCGAGATGATTAATGGTGACTTCCCCTGCTTCCATGCTTGTACTGCCATGTAAAGGGCAAACCAAGACTTACCAATTCCTGGATAAGCAAGGAACACACCTAACTGTCCTGGAGTAATACCAGCAGGAAGATAGTTATCAAATCCTGGTAAACCAGTCTTGATACCAATAGAGCCTAGTTCGTTTTGTCTAGCAAGATTTTCAAAGTATGCTACAGCAGAATCAATATCAGTGGCATCAATATCACGGATAACTGCTGTGTTCTTTTTTAGTTCTGATGTCTTTTGGATTAAGTCTTCCAGTGCTTTAGTGCCCTGACCTGCTTGAACATCTGAAGCAGTAGTTCTAAGAACATCCTTTAGACTATCATTTAGAAATTCTGCCTGTAGTTCTTCTAAGTGATACTTAGTAGCACCAACACTATCCACAGGAGCAAAGTCACGGAATTTATCTACAACCAAAGATACTGGTGGCACAGTGCCATTAGTCTCTGAATAGTTACGGATAAAAGTCCAGATATCGTTATGGGTTCTTAAAATGTTATCCACATTTGCTTGTAGCAAAACGTGTACTTGTTTGTCTGCCAATACAGCAGAGATTAGTTTTGATTCTGTATTATTCACTTAGCCACTCTTTCGCCTTAAGCCTACGTTCTGCTCGTTCTTTATTATCTTGTTGCACTTGCTTACGCTTGTAAACAATGTGGTCTGCATAATTTGCAAAGTATTTCCATGATGGATTTTCTGATACATCAAAGTAATACTGTAGTAGTTCGTAGCATTCTGGTATGCCATAAGATTCGATAAGTGCATCTGCAGCCCATTGCTCAACATTTAAATTTAGGGATGGCTTTTCTTCGTACTTTGCAGTATGTAGTTTACTGTAGCGACTAAGCAAAGCCATGCGGTCTTTGCGGTCAGCCATTACTTATTCTCAGTCTCTTCTACTGATTCCTTGACCTTTTCAGCCAACTTTGTTTCAACAAATGTGTATACACGTTCAAATGCTTCGCTAGTTGTTTCTCCATTACGCTTACTATCTGATACAGATAGGTCAATACGCAGTGATTGAAAGTTACCCAGATTAAGCGTATAGCCTAACCCCACTGTAACCTTGGTGTCATCGTTATTCATACCCTATGTCCTTTCGAGAACTAAATTGATTCATTCCAGATAGGCACAAATCTGCCATCGTCTGTCTTTGTATAAACCAGTATACCATCACCCATACGCCTTGTCAACTCTTGTTTTGTAGGTGTTACATCGTTGGTTATTAGTTTATCTTTTCTTGGTCTACCGTGGTGGTAGGATGCAAGTATATCACGAATTTCTCTTACTTGTAATTCAGAATAGTAAGAACGGACCTGCCAGCCCCTCTCTCCGCCCTTCTGTGACCCCATAGGGAAGGGAATAATACCTTTTAGCATTAATGCTGGCATATATTTTTTATGCCTATTTACGAGTTCTGCGGTCTGTCCTACAGTGTATGCTCTTTGTCTATTCTTTTTAAAATCACTAATTAAACAACTTTCTATCTGGTCAAGTATAATATTATAAACAGACATTATTCCATTAGAGTTATTCATATGATAGACACGAACAAGGCTTCCATTCAAAAACCAAACCTTTTTGCTACCTGCAATCACAGGGGCAGAGTTATATTGTTCCATAGTTTGAGCAGCCAAAGCAACTCCTAATAACCAATAGCGGTTATGTGAACATAGTAGTCTGCTGCTGCTGTAATTCCATCTACGGAATAAAACTGATAAGACATTTCGCTATTACCTACCGAGTTTATAACTGCTATAACTGATTTTTGAGTAGATGGACTTCCTGCAAATTCTACTGTAATTTGAACCACTGGAGCAGTTGTAAATGTTACACCGCCATAATTCCATTTTGTGCTAGTAGTAAGACTTTTTGCTGCTGTTATTCCTACAGAATATTTAACTCTTTCTGCAGCAAAAATTAATTCCGAAGTTGTTTGCTTGTTTGTTGATGGCATAATTTTTGAAGATTTGTTAAATGTACTAGAATTTGTTTGACTGTATAAATCATTAATTGAAGTAGCGATAGTTGTCAGATATGACAGGTCTAATGGCTGTCCTGATGATGGTATTGGTATGCTGGTCATAATTTATTATACCATAAATCCAAGATTATACCGAACCATACGCATTAGTCGCAGAAACAAAAAGCCTGTTCATATTACCATTATTACCACTTGTTCCAGAATTAACTATTTCAGCAGATGTTAATTTTGGTGATGTTGCTGCAAATACTGCTGCATGTCCCCTAGTTGCAGTAGTATCTTTTGCAACAGTTAAAGAATAATCTACACCATTTGACGAAGATATGGTTTTGTAAAATTTCCAATCTTTCCAAGCACCACCAATATACCATCGAAAATATACGTCATAATAGGTTACAAATGGAGTTTTTGCTGCTACTGCAGGTATTTGCCAAGCAACGGTTAAATTCGGTGTTGAAGGAGTATAGGTTGGAGTAATTCCTCCAGTAATTTGAGATACCGTTTTTGATGGTGTTAAAACATAATATGGACTCCATGCTGTTTGTCCCAATTTATCATTTGACAATATTTGATATCTTATTCTGTATGTTCCGTCTGGAGCACTAGCCAATAAATCTTTTTTTGCTATCTTGCTTTTAGTAATATTTGCATCTGGCATTATGAAACACCCAAACCAAATCTAAATTCAATAAATCCAGATGTATTATTTTCTTTTACTATGGTTGAAGAAGTGCTATTTTTAATAACCGAATATCCTACTAAACCATACAATGGATTTACAGATGACGAATTCTCAAATCTTACTCCATCTAAAGCAATTGACCAGTTGCCAGAAGGACTACCACTATTAATAATATTTGCATACACTCTTAAACTATTTACGGTAGCCCAAGAAAAGCCAGAAGTTTTTGTAATTTGATTAATATATTGAGATATAGATACATATCTATTTGTTGTAGAAGTTAATCCACTTGCAACAAAGTTTGCTGTGGCATAATCAATTCCATTAGCACAATAAAAAACTAATTTAACTGTTGAGGCATCACTTGGTAGGGATGTAGAAGAACCTAAAGAATTGATAACACTAAAAACAACTTTAATTTTATCTAAAGAAGATGCTTTGTCTAATCCCAAGGTTATTCCAGATAATCCAATATAATTACTTGTTAAGTCAGTAAGGTCAGAGGACATGTCTCCTTTTATAATCAATGCGTCACTGAGGTATCTAGGTCTTTCGTTTCTTGAAACTCTAGTTGATGTAAAGAACGAATTGTCACTATTTGTTTGATAAGCCTTTAGAACCGTTACTGCATCATCTGCATATTGTACATCTATATCATTATTTGCATTACCCACATCCAAAGCATCAGTAACAATTTTAAGTGATGTAGGCACCCAAGAACTTGTTGTTGGAATATAGTATAGCCAATTCTCTGAATTTGAAAAATTAAATAAATTAGAACTATCCAATACCCCACCTGGATTATTTTGTGTTGGATAAATTCCAATTTCAGTTATTTCGTATCTCTGAGTATTTGGTAATTCTGCTGTAAAAACAAGTTCTGGATAGTTTGCAGATGCCAAACCAAATGTTGCAGATGTGAATGTATCAGATAGTGTATTTGCTACACGAAACTGTGTTGTAGATGAATCATAAATTACAGCATTTACAAGATTAAATCCCAATCCTGCTGTACCGCCAGTATTTCCAGTAGAAACAATTCCTGTAATAGTAACAGTTTGTCCTGCTGCAAATGTATTGTTTGCCACATAGGTAATATACGTTCCATCTGTTGTTACATTTGTAGGAACTGCAGTTAAAATTCCAGAAGTATATCCCTTAGATGTGATAGGAACTCTAAACATTTCAAAATCAAGTTCTGTTTTTGTTGCATAATTTCCAAAAGAAGTTACTGGTTGTGCACCACAACCTACAGCAATATAACCAGCATAAGAAGGTGTCTCCCCTACTAAATATTTACCAAGAATGTTTTTTCCTACGTTTGTTATCATTTTATCCTCTATTATATTGTAGCATCAACTACGTTACTTTGTGAAAGAACTTCATATTGAACTAATTCTTGACTATTTACATTAACAGTTTCAATAATTATGTATTCATTATTTGCATCAAAATATACTGATTTTCCACCAGTGCCACTACCAACCAAAGGCACATATCTGCTTAATTGAAAACCAGCATAATTTGTAAGATTTGGTATTTTAGACAAAGTATATGAAGAAAACTTTTCAGCAATACTGCTAATATTTGAAATAATATCATTACTTGGAATGTTAGCATTTGTTAAAGAAATTTGTGGAATAACAGATGCCAACTCTGTTGTGCTTAAATCTTCAAAATAAAGATAGGGTACACCGCCAGAAAATTGTGGGGTTATATCTATAAACAAATTTGATGTAGCAATTTTTACAGAATTAAAAATATTAGCAGGGTCATCTATTATAACAGTTGGCGTATCTGGAGTTGCAGTAGGGGTACTAGCAGCATAGGCTGTATTATCGGTTGGCGTTGTTGTTGTATTTATACCATTCACCGTTGTTGATAAACTATTAAATTTATTTAATAAATCATTATACTTATTTGTTAAATCATCAATATCCGCTGCTGTTGTTGATGGTGTAGTAGTTACTGCTGATTGACCGATTGCATTTGCTGCCGCTGCTGCAGATGTTGTTGCTGGTGTTGTTGTAGTTACCTGTGCTGGTGCAGGAGTAGGTGCTGGTGTAGGTGTAGTAGTTACTGCTGATTGACCGATTGCATTTGCTGCCGCTGCTGCAGATGTTGTTGCAGGAGTAGGTGCTGGTGTAGGTGCAACAACAGGTGCAGGAGTAGGTGTAGGTGCAACAACAGGT